ATTATAACACATAATCACACTACTTTTCCACAGAGTTTTATTAGAGTGACAACAAAGCGATTTTGTGAGCTATTTTAGTAATTCATACCCCATAAGTTACCGTTTGCTTACCTTGAAAGTTAGCAAAAAGGAAAGCAAAAAAAATACCCGTTAGGGTATCAATCACTTTACGAGTTTAGCAGGCAAGAAACTAGCACCAGCAAGGTGCTTTTTTAGTTGCCTCCGCCTAGTTCTTTTATTATATCCGATACCTTTTCTAAACTCAATGTTTCGTGTGGCTCAACTCGTTCACTGTCTAAAACGTAGTCATGGATCTTACCATTCTTTCGGACAATCTGGATAGTATCACCTTTAATAAACCCCTTGTCCATAGCCTCTTTAAATTCATCATAAGTTAGCATTATATTATTCTCCTTTCCTATACTATTCGTAATTGATACAGAAAAACAACTATCTTTAAATAATTCTATTATAGCGAAAACCTTAGCATAACTTAGTATAGACACCCTATAAAAAACTGTGAAAGTTTGCGCGTGATGTAAGACAACACCTTGTGGGTGCTTTCTAAAAACGGAACGATTTTGCGCCAGATTTCTCTTGCAACTGTCCCTAGATAGTTCGGCGGGTCGGTGGGTAAACGCCCTTTATTTTGTTAAAAGTACGGATTTTTAACCACTCATTGTTACTCCTCTCCGTCTGGGTTTATGACACCCATTAAAATTCTGGAAAATTGGTCTGCGATACAAGACAACACCTTGTGGCGGCTCTCCAGACGGCAATATAGGGGCGGGGGTGCATTTAAAAATAGCCCGAATGTTATCGGACTATTCTTTGTCTAGGGCGTGTTAAGGACGATATAGGGGTGTTTTATACCAACATTTCTCAACATTCTTATACCACGCGCCACTATATACTTTTATATTCTAGTATTTTCTAACATTTATGGTTTCCATTCCCATATTTTCCAATAATATAGTGGTGTTTTATACCGACATTTTCCAACATTTCCCTATAATTAGGGAGTTAAGAACGTTCACCGCTCCATGTAAAGAGTAACTAGAAAAATTGAGAACGTACACAAATTTAAAAAGCGTTTTCCAAATACGACCACGTTGTCGCATTTAAGAGTGTGCTTCAATTTCTCGACGTTGGTAAATATCGAAACGTTACGACATATCAAGATTTTAACAAGCGACTTGCTCCATTTAACCATAAGTCCTCACCTTTGCGCCAATATTGATAATACTTAGCTCTATGCTTGTAATAAGTTTTCCAGTGCATTCCTTTTGGCTTATCGGGAAAATCGGGTGTTAAGTAGTCCTTCGCCTCGTATTCAGGCACTATCTTTTGAGCTTCCTTAACTGCCTGCTCCCAGTAATAAACACAGTCGGTCTTGCTTCGGTTTAATGTTCTATTATGAAATCCTAGACACTTACGACATGATAAGGCTTCGCAATACCAATATAAGCTCGTTCTAGCCTCTCCACAGTTAGGACAATATAAATAATAGCGATAGCCTCCATAGTTTAATGACTGCCGTTTTAGGGGCGTTTCTTGACCGTTATAAACTATGGTCAACTTATCCAAGTCTAGCCATACCTTAGTTTTGCCGTGTGCCATCTTCGCCTTGGTTAGGTTGCTAGCTTTGAGAACGTCTATAAACGCTTTTAATTCAATTTCTATCACTTTGATACCTCGCCCTATATTAGGGCAACCCAATTATTCAAGCAAATCAACCAATTCACCATTTCGATAATTTTCAGCAAAAGCTAAACAAGCAAGGTTAACTAGCTCTTGGAATCTTGTTTTAGCATAGCCCAATTCTTGAGCGATAACCCAGTTTGGTGCTGGTGGGTGTTGTAAGAAACGGCGATAGATAATAACCCTGTAGCGTTTATCAACGATGTTTCTGTGTGCTTCCTCGATAGCTTCCAGCTCATTTATGGCACTCATTCGTCTTACTGTCATGGTTTCAACAATGTGACTGCGGTTATTGTTCTTAGAACGTGGCTCAAAGGTGTAATTTGCCGTTATACGCTGTTCAGCGCTATCGTGTGCAATCTCTCGCCATCGTGGGTATTCTCGCAACTTCTTTTTAGCGTTCTTAATTGTCTGCTTTTCATTGATTGCCATAAGTTCCATGATTTATCCTCTTTTTATACTAGTTAAAAGCGCTTGGATAAAGTATCAAAAAGAGGCTTTCACCTCTCTGTTCAATCTTTGGCTAGGATCCCACTGACTGCCATGTCTCGGATAAACTGGCTTTCTCTCTCTGCTGGTAGCTCTAACAAATCTAGTAACTCACCTAGTGCCTGTTTGTCTGTGCTGGCAATCATTTTCTTTAAGGTGTTTTCGTATTGCTGTTCTAGATAGTCGTAAAATGCCAATCTTTGGGCTTGTGTCGGTGTAGCATTCAAAGCCATATAACAAGCTTCAGTTATCTGTGAGAATAGTTTAGCACGCGCTTCTGGGTGCTTATACAGTTCATAAATGTTCAGACTGGTATCCTCTGCTTGTAACTTTTCAGCTATTTCCATTAGTTTAGGAATAGCGCTAGGCTCAATAGGTGTATCATCAGCCATATAATTTAAGCGGTGCTGTTCAAGTTCCAGTCTGTCTTTTTCCGCTTGTTCTAGGTAGTGGTTTTCAGTCATTTTTAGTCTCTCTTTCTTGTTTTAAGATAAATTATGTAAACTTTTGCTATTTGTTACCTTGTTGTTCCCTTTTGTTACCTTGTTGGGAACATGTACGAGACCAGTAGTAGCAAGGGTTTGAGGGGGTGTTGCTACCTTGTTACCTTCTTTTCTCTATTCTCTTATATATATATAACTATCATACATATTTATATATTATAAACCTTATAAAGAAGGTAACAAAGTAACAGAATAGGTCTAACCCCTTATGTATCAAGCGTTTAAAGGTGTTACCTTGTTGCGAAAACTAGGTAACAACAAGGTAACAAGGTAACATTATTCCTCTTTTACGATTGAGTGTTGTGGCTTATTTAGTTTTTTTGCATCAAATCCACTAGGGTCTAAAGTTTTGATATCACTAGGTTTTGCCCTTGCCCTTTTAACAAAATAGCTGTGTGGTGTTAAGTTTCGTAGGTTTCTAGCGATTTCTTTCCCTGCACCGTATAAATTCGGCTTTTGTATTCCCATATCTTCGGCGTACTCTCTTAGGCGTTTCGTGGCTAGAAAGACTGGTACAATTTCTAACTCATGCCAGCCGTTAGGAATGTATTCGTTTCTGATAAAACCAAGCAAATAATCATTATCTTCTTGGTATTCCTCTAACAAGTCTTTGACTACTTTAGGCTCAATAAAATGAGTGAATGGCTCTTGATTAACGGCTTTATACAGAACGTATTCTAGGACGTCTTTATCAGCTAGGAACTCGTTCTTTATCCAAGGCTTTTCGGTTTGACCGTTAAAGTCAGCGTTAAATGGCACAATCATAATACGTCTATACCAACCCTTGGTTTTATTCCCACCATTAGGAATATAGTTCCCCGAAAAGATGTTAAAGAGCTTGAAAGTTGCTTCAAAGGCTGGTCTTCCTTTTGGATTAACCAGTACAGTGTCACCGCTGGTAATGCTCATTAAGTCAGACGGATTTCTCAAGAATTCGTTAGGTGCTTCATCTCCAATGTTACACACCTTACCTACAAGCGTTTCTAAATTATGCTTCTCACTAAATTGTGCAGGTTTCAAAGCTGACACGTTACTTTCACCAATTAGATTGATAAGTAAGCGCTGAAATGTTCCTTTACCGTTGTTACCATCACCATAGAAAATAGCGAACTTGTTACGGGTGTAGTTTGGGTTGATAGCCTCTAGGATAATTTGCCAAAAGAGGGTTATCAACTCACTATCACCACAAGCAATAGAACTTAACCAATCATCAAACGTCCTGCCCTCTCTATCCTTAGGGGTAAACTTAGGCGGATTGTAAGCAGTGGCTATCTTGCTGGTGATAATATACTTAGGGTCAAATGGTCGTAGTTGTTTGTTTTTCAAGTCTAAGATACCATTCTGTACTGGTACTAAGTTAGCACTTTCTAACGGTCTGCTTATCTTCGTCATGGTACGTACCATCATTTTTATCTGTTTCCAGTCGTTTGGCTTTATTCTATTATCAAACATCTTACACAAAACATTGAATTCGTCTGTGCTAGCGGTATAGATCCCCTCGTCGAGATCGTACAGATAGAGCAAGCTATTATCAGCGGTATTGGACTTGGTAATAAACGTAAACGTTACAATTTTACTCAACTCTTTAGCAACCGTATGAATAGGTGGTAGGGGAATTTTGACGCCCAAACCATCTTTTTTACCAACGGTCTCTGCGTGTTCCTTGCGCCATAGCTCACCAGCTTGATAGATACGGTCTAGTACTTCTTTCATAGACTTAGGTGGCTCAATAACCTTGGTTTCGTTAAGTTGCTCTTGCAATTCGTCAATATTAATTTCCATTGACACCTCTCTTTCTTATTTCTGACTTAACAATACTTTCAAAAGTCCGTTCCAGCTCTTGCTCTGGTAAAGGGTTATCTGTAACGCTATTTGCTATGGTTGTTAGCTCATAGGCAGTGGCTACGTCAGCATCAACCCATTTTGACAACAATAACCCTACAAACCTAGTTACCGCAACATTTCGCCCTCCCTCGTCACCAAAGCCATGAAATAGGGTATCAAGCACGCGCATGGTGATTGTTTTATTACCGCTTTGGCGTGGTGTGCGATAGTGTGGTTTCTGACTAGCCGTAACTGTATTTGCTACGGGATAATCACGACCTCTATTTACTATCTTTTTATAATCAGCAGAGTCTCCAGTGGTTACTGGTAAACCTTGTAACTGCGACCATGTTAGGCTTGTACTGTCGAAAGGTAGACCGATTTTGTCTGCTATCTCTTGGACAGTCTGCCTATAGGTCTGCTCATTCATTACGTAGCTTGGCTTTACTACAAGCCTATAACGTGGCTTATTAGCCGTGTGCTTAATAGTTGGGTAAATAATATATGAATAGCCATGTAAGGCGTTATTGACAACGCTAGGAAAGTCTATGCTAGTCTCTAGCTCGTCATAGTCCAAGAAAATCAAGTCACGATAAACCAAACTAGCGTTATTGCGTTTGTAGTTGCCGTTCTCGTCTTGTTTCACCTTGCCAGCAATACAGTAGGGGGCTGAATTGCGCTTAAAATCGTCGATATTTTCACCTTGTGGCACTTTCATAGGTCTACGTTCTGCAACATAGTCAAAGGGTGCTTGTTTATCGAATAAATGTAAGTCATTACCAAAACCCTTGCTTTCGTAGATAGGCATACTTGCACCCTCTTTCTAACTTTCATTCCCCATAAATGCATAAATACTACTTCTAAGGTAATACACTTTGCGTGTCCCCTCTACTGGGGCTTGATAGCGTTTAAGTCCCGCTTCTTCCCAACGTCTTAGGGTGTTATAACTTACCCCTAATTCGTCTTGTACTTTCTGGGCAGATATTAGATCTAACTGTTTGTTATCATGTTTGGAAATGGCTTTAAGAAAGTCTTCAAAACGATTGTCAATGATTCGAAGTAGTTTGTCTTCGAATTCTTCACTTAAAACGTGCATATTATCCCCTTTCTAGTATTTTCTCGTATGCAGTCACGTCTTCGATAGACTTTAAAATGTCTAATCTTTTCTGTTCATTCTTGACTTGGTTTTCAAGAGATCTAAGCCCCTCTAATAGTTCCTCTCTGGTTTCAGCTATATAGTAACCATTACGAGTACCAACCCTAGCACCAATGATAGGAACACCATAGCGAATAACTAAGTTACTGATTGCACTAGATACTAGACGGGAGTTGTAACCCGTGATAGTGGCTATCTCTCCGCCAGTCGTGGCGTTAGCACACCCTTTCTTTAGGATTGCTAAGACTGCCATTTCCGCCTCTTGTAGTCTATTTCTTGTCATTCATACCTCTTTCTTGACTACTTACCATAATTTGCCCATTCATCCACATATCAGTGGCGTCCATTAAAAACTCAAGTACACTTTCTAACTTCTTGCGGTCTTGTGGTGAGTAACAATCTAATTTATTTTCAAGGGAAAAAGCCAACATAGTGTTATAAGCCTCTTCAAGATCTAAGCCAAAGTTTTTAGCTCTTTCTGCTGATAAGTTAAATTTTTCGGTCATGATGTTCCTCTTTCTAGTTGTTATACTTGCCTTGTGATTGAATATAAGCCCCGTAGCGTGTGCCTACATTGCGCGTGGTGTTATCTGTCACGGTATCAGTTTTAGGCTCTATATCGAGCTGAAAATAGCTCTTTTTAAGCCATAGAACAGTTAAGGCGATCGATAAAACAGTAACTAGGATAAAGAACTGGGTAGCAGATAAATTTAATTCAGTATCCATGGTTTACTCCCCTCTTTCCTCTGCCTCGTATGCTCTTAATTCCTCTGGGTTGTCACACTCGAGTAGGAAAAACGCAATTTTGTCTAAATCACGGGAATAAATTTCTACCATGTCATAGATATGTTCTAAAAAATTATCCATTTCATGGCGTAGTAGCCCATTATCTGCCCCAGCGTGTTTCACAATCATAAGAGTGTTAGCGTGGTGGCGTAAGCCTTGTAACCCAGTCATGATATTAGTTAGGTCAGCGCCTAGGTTTTTGCTTTGTTTCACTGTAAGTGTGTTATTCTTTGTTTTTTTAGCCACTTTTTTATCCCCTCGCTTGATAATTCTTAATAAATTCCACTTGTTTTTCACGTTTCATCTTCAGGTATTCGTCTACCTCTTTGGGGTGTTACCTTTCTATCTACAAAATCAGCAATAAACTGAAAGAGATTAGGACGTTCCTCCTTGATTTCAGTCATTACTTCATCAAATTCTGCTTGTGTCATGTTGTCTAGGTCTAGTGTCATTGCATTGCCTCCTCAAACTTCTCTATAAGACAACTTTTATTTGCTTTCTGAGTTCCATTTTTAGAGTTAAAAAGAATATCTTTTAAGGTTACAGTAGCCTCTAAATACTCCTTTTCAGCATGCTCTATATACGCCTGTTGCTCTGCTTCGTTGTCAAAAAAGTGCTTAGCTTGTCGTTTAAAGAATGCTTGTCGCATAGCATCCTTTTCAAAAATACCAGGAGAGAAACAGATTCCCGTAGTGCTTTTAGAAACTGCCTCGATTTTATGGCTGTCATTCAATTCAGGAAGTTCAATCCAAAGTAAACGGGATAATTCTTCTTTGATAAACTTTGTCTGATTTGCCAATAACGAAAGTCTACTGAGCCCATTTTTTTCGCCAATTTCTTGCATTTCTGCGCTAATTCTGTCTATATGTCTAGTTAAATTCTCGTATGTTGTTTCTGTCATGTTTTTTACCTCAATTATGTTTTTTTTCTGTGATGCTTATCCATTTTTAAGAGGTGGCCTCTAAGTAGGGGTACAAGATACCAGCAATTCATGATATAATTGAGGTATCTAATTTGATTGCTAAAACCCGATATAATATGGCTTGCCTGCCTGTGTGTTTCGTTTTAGTTGTGGATAGTTAAAGGCTTGTGAGTTTGGCGACTGCTAAGCCTTTTTTGTTGTCTTATTCCTAATAAAATAATTCATCAATAGTTATATCTGACTTTAATTCAGAAATCATCGTTTTTATAGCTAGCTTTTCTCTGTCGTTAAATGCAGTTTTACCAGTCTCTTTATTGTTATATGACTGAACAGAAATATTTAGTTCTTTTGCCATATCACGCTGAGTCTTACCTAACATTACTCGATAACCTTTTAATTTCGTCATGTTGTTTACTCCTTTTTTATTTTTTGATATCAGACATTTATGTCCGATTCGAGAATAGTATAACAGACTTTTTTGTACGATGTCAAATAAAAAATTGTTATTTGTTAGGACATTTTTGTCTTTTTTTATGTTACAATCAATAAGAAAGGTGATAAGTATGAGTAAATTAAGAAAATTACGAAAAGCAAAAAATATGACTCAAAGCGAGTTAGCAAAAAAGATAAAAGTATCTGAAAAAACTATCTCACGTTGGGAAAAAGATAAAACATTGATGAAAGCCAATAAAGCAAAAGAGTTAGCTGACCTCTTCGGGGTAAGCGTTGGATATCTGTTGGGATATATTGATGATTCTGAAATATATGACGATGAAGTTGTAATAGAACCTGAAAAGGGGATGATTTTAGCTTACTCTTTGGAACGTTTTAACAAAAAGCACCAGGAAAAGATGTTTAAAGACTTCATTACATTTTTCCGTGATAACAGTATCTTCATCAGCGATAATGAAATTTTGTCTCTATATTCTATGGTGCAGGCTGCCAATCTCAATAATGCCACCCCAAGAGGCAGACAGTTTATCGATTTGATTTTTTCTGATAATGACGAATCAAAACAAATAATTGATGATTACTCATTAGTTTTTGGTAATGAGTTTGCTAGAAACGATTTAGAGGAGCAAATCCACGGTTATATCTATGATGAAACAAACACTAAAGAAAAAGCTGAAAAACTCTTGAAAGTCTTACAATCAGCGTATGGAGAACGCGACTATCTAAATCAGTAATGTTACCATCATCAAAGTCGTAAGCCTATATAGACAAAAAGACTAATCTATTGACCATATACATAAACCAATCTAAACCCGATATAATATGGCTTGCCTGCTGATGTTTAGAAAGGTTTATCATGAAAATTAACGAGATAAAGAAAAAAGACGGGTCAACCGTCTATCGTGCTAATATATATCTTGGTGTTGATGTAGTCACTGGTAAGAAAGTTACAACTAAAGTAACCGCTAGGACAAAGAAAGAACTCAAAACCAAAGCCCAACAAGCGCAATTTGATTTTAAAGCCAATGGCTCAACACGTTACAAAGAAGTAACAATAGAAACATACGAGGCGTTAGCTACTTCATGGTGGGATAACTACAAGAATACGGTTAAAGTAAACACAAGAAAGTTACAAAAATCCATCTTAGATAAGCATCTCTTACCGTTGTTTGGTAGTTTTAAATTAGATAAGCTTACAACACCACTCATTCAGTCTATTATGAATAAACTGGCAAACAGTACAAATACTGGTGAAGTTGGCGCTTATCTGCATTACGACAAAATTCACGCCCTTAATAAGCGTATATTACAGTATGGCGTGGTTTTACAAGTTATTCCTACTAACCCAGCTAGCAATGTTGTTTTACCTCGAAACACTCAAAAGGATAAGAAAGCCAAAGTTAAGCATTTCAATAATGACGAGCTGAAACAATTTCTTACCTACCTTGACAGCCTAGATAACACTAAATATAATACTTATTATGATATCACGCTATATAAGTTCTTACTTGCTACTGGTTGCCGTATTAACGAGGCCTTAGCTCTCTCATGGTCTGATATCGACCTTGATAACTCGGTTGTGCATATAACAAAGACTTTAAACTGTGAAATGAAGTTAAACAGTCCAAAGTCAAAGTCTAGCTATCGAGATATAGACATAGATCAGCAAACCGTAACCATGATGAAAAAATACCAACGTAAGCAAACCCAAGAGGCTTGGAAACTAGGCAGGACTGAAACAGTGGTATTCTCTAATTTCATCAAAGCCTATCCAAGAATTAATCAATTAACGAAGCGACTACGAGCGCATTTTGACAAAGCAGGGGTAAATAATATAGGCTTCCATGGTTTCCGTCATACTCATGCCAGCTTGCTTCTTAACTCGGGTATTCCTTACAAAGAGTTGCAGCATCGTCTAGGTCATTCCAAACTTTCAATGACTATGGACACTTACAGTCACTTATCAAAAGAGAACGCTAAAAAAGCAACGTCATTTTTTGAGCAAGCACTAAAATCTATCTAAAAGTAAGCAAAAAGGTAAGCAAATTAAAATTAGAATATAAAATAGCACTCACAAACCCTTTATTTTCAAGGGGTTTGCTTGTTCCTATAAAAATAGCGATATTATAACACATAATCACACTACTTTTCCACAGAGTTTTATTAGAGTGACAACAAAGCGATTTTGTGAGCTATTTTAGTAATTCATACCCCATAAGTTACCGTTTGCTTACCTTGAAAG